GTGTGCGTAGTGCAACGGCAAAACGGCTCACGAAAGCGGCTTTGTTTATCGTTACGGCTAGGCCATATTGTGTAACCTGAGCGAATCCCGGCAGCATCAAATACAGACGCCAATTCGGTTGAAATATCTTGCACAGGCTTGATGTCTGCCGTAGGTGTGGCATCGGCATTGAACGAGCCAAACGGGTAAATCATCTGATCGTAAATAATCCCGGATGGGTGACGATCAGCCACCAGCGCCCCGAATAACGGTTTGCCGTAGCAACCCCAAAAGGTTTGTGCAGCATACCCGGCATACATGCTGCTTTTCCCGGTTAATGTGGCGGTCATGTATAAATCAGACAACCGTTCTGCCGCCCACATGCCGCCAAATTCAGTAATTGATATGTCGCTATTGAGGGCAGAATTAACGAAAACAGAAAAAAACCCAAATGCAATCGGGAACTGGTACCAGCGCCCCAGGTTGACGTTGTCTAGTTCGCTCGGGGTTAATTTCTGATAATCAATGTAATACCCGGGATACATGCTGCTGTATGGACCAATCCAGTCTTTATAGAGCAGTCCATCAATACTCAGAATACTGAGCCGCCGCTCTGGGTTAAATTCTGTTACGTATTGAACGTATTGAATAGAATTGCCGGATGCATCATTTTGAACTGGCAGATACATTTCATGATTTTGATCGATTTTTTTATACTCAATCAATCTCAAATTAGGCTGATCAAGATAAATCATGACTTTGCCCAAGTTGGTACCGGGCACTTGTTCGCCGATCCTATCCGGATCATCGGCAAGCGGGTAGTCTGCGTTATACGACCTGTTCAGTGTGGTAAACCGAAACCAATACCGCTGGCCAATGGTTACGTCTGTCGATTCGATGTCGATGGTGATCCATTTGTAATAATCCCATCCCGGTACCCACTCACCGACAAAAGACCACGGACCGCTTGCACTGCTGGCCATCTCAATACGCACTAGCAAGGCATACCGCAACCCAACCGGCTTGGCTTGTTTGAGTCGCAATGACTCAATGGTCATTGTCGTGGCTGTTGGGCTGTAGCCTTCAGGCCTGATGGTTACCAAGGAAATAATGGAAGTAATCGTGGCGCCATTGGCCTCACAGCCAGCCAGGGCAAACAGCGCCCAACGGGTGCGGGCGGTGTTGTAATTGATTAACGATTCAAACCAGTCCGCTTTCAACCAGTGTTCTATCGCGTTGGTTTGGGCATCGACATCGGCCTCAATGTACGCCTGATATTCAGCCATTGTTGCCTGACGACCGGTACCAGAAGCCAGAATTAAACCCGCACGACCAGGCCACGGACGACCAGCGGGAAAGTCGGCATAATCCGGGCCGGTTTTGCCGGGCGTTAAACTTTGGCAATCGGTCACGCAATAAAACCCGCTGTTGTCGGGTTCCGGCAGCACGTACAGCATGAAACAGCCTTCACCGGCATTTTTGGTGATGAACTGCAAATGATGCGGATCGCCGCTGACAATATCAAACGGGGTGGTCAGGGTTAGGGTGTAAAACTCCCGCTCTACCCATTGGGTTCTGGTTTCGTAGGCTTTTGGGGTGATGACGTATTCGCCCAGGCTGACACCATCGGCGATGATTTCCACCGTGCAAGCATAGCCGGCCCCGGCTGGACGGTGCAATGCAGCCCAGAAGCGAATGATAGTCACGGTGGTGGTGACACTGGCCACAAAATACACATCGGCGCTGATAGGCGCGGTGAAATTTCTGTGAGGATCAGACCCCATCAGCGGCAAGCCCCAGGTGGTTTTGTCGATAATGTCAAAATCCCAATACCACCGGGTATCGCCGGGTTTTTTGTAGACGATGTCAGCAGGATCATCTATCCAGCATGGGCCTTCTAAAACTGGCGCGGCATAACCGTCCACGCTGGAAATGGTCAGATTATGAATGTTGTGGGTGTGGCGTAAAATCTCGCAATAACCCGATTCAACCCAGGCCCGCAAGGTGGACCAACGCAAAAAGCCCTGTTGCGGGTTGTATTTATTGTTGCGGCTGCTGATCACTGCCACGCCAAACGGCAATTGCTGTTCGATCAGCCACTCGCAAAACGGAATGATTGAATCCAAACCATCATCCAAATGAATCACGGCCAATGGGCCATCATAGCCCGGTGCGCCTTCGTACCAGTTATCGTACTCGGACGGTGCCACAAACTGATAGCCAGCCTGCAGCAAATCAATCACTTGGTTTTTTACATCGTCGATATGCTCTCGGAAAATCAACGCATCCGCCCGCGCCAATACGCAGCCGTGGTAACACAGCACCACATTCGATAGCTTGCGTTTTTGGCTAGCTTGCTGCGGGAAAATCTCGCGCATTATTCAGGGATAACCGACAGATTAAAGGCTTTACCGACCGCACCGGCCTGAAAGCCCAGCGTCACAGAGGTATAGACAAAGCCATGGCCGCCAATTTCCTCGCTGTTGCGAGTGATCGACACCTCAGTGGGTGCGCCCTCGATCGTCACATGAATAATCGGCGGCGTAGAGAAAAACACATTAACGGGAAAGGTGACGGTAACACTGGTACCGGATACCGGCAGACGTGCATTAAACATTGACGGCCCTCAGCATTTGCTCACGAATTTGACGCTCTGATTTACGGAATGAATCGGCGTTGGGTGTGCTGACGTACACATTGACGTTGTTGACTACCTGCTGGCCAGCACCGTTTTGCATGGCAACCGGAATACGGCGGCCATCGGGTAAAGGCACGTAAGCCTCGGGTGTTGATCCCTCGCCGAACATGGCCAGCTGTGGCGAACTGGCAACGCCACCATTGGCATACTTGCGCAACGGTACCGCACCATCACCGGTCATGATGCCGCCATTGGCGAACAACGCAGAATTACCGATCAAGCCGCTAATGTCGGCATTAAGCCCGCCACCGAATAACCCGCTTAATCCGCTTTTAACCGCGCCAAATAACGACCCCAATAAACCGCCAGAATCACCACCGCCCGTTTTCCCAAACAATCCTTCCATCAATTGTTTTGACGCTTGTTCTGCGGCCATTCTGCGGATAGCGGTTAGAAAGCCATCCAACATTCCATCAACACCTTTTTCAAACGGATCAAACAGAAAATCAGCAAAGGCCGTTTGCATGTTGCGGGCGGCCTGTATGGAAAACTCACTCATCTGGTCGGTGGATTCCTTAGCTTTGCCGGTGACGGCGTCAAAGCCCTGGCTGATGTTTTCCAGTGAAGTTGCCAGTTGCTGATCGTCGATAATGCCAAGGCCTTTGGCCTTAAATGCGTCATCGAACTGGCCATACATCGCTTGATTTTCGCCGCTGAACATTTGAGTAAGGCGATTGTATTCATCTGCAGAATCGGTGCGTTGCTTGGCTGCCAGTTTTTCACCTTCGGCCAATATCTGATCAGCCTCAACCAGATCGTATTTTGTTTTAATCAGCGCCTCGATCGATGCAGCTTCGTCAGCTGTGGCTTTGCTGGTGGCGGTGCGGATTTCGCGCAATTGGTTTTGCACGTCTGCCGATTGGCCGGTTAGGCTGATCTCAAACTGCAGGTTGTCGACGATGGTTTTTATTGAATCTGCGCGGGCTGATTCTGTCGCCGCGGCGGCGCTATGGGCTGCACTGAGCTTTTTGGATGCGGTTTCCGCGTCACCAGATTTTTTGATGAAATTATCCAGAGCAGCGGTTGAAGGCGCGTTTGTCGATTCGGCTTTTTGCTGTGGCCCCTGCAATAAATCACGGCTTTTTGTCAGTTTTTCCAGCTTGCCTTGCAATTCATCAATGCCTTTTCCGTACTCTTCTGGAGCCGTCAATTCAGCCGACGCCATCAGTTTTTTTAACGAATCATTGGTTTCATTGATTTTTCCATTGATATAGTCCAGCTGCCCCGCTTTACCGGATGCACCAAAACCGCCCGCATTCAACCAACCAAAAGGATCAAAACCTTCTGTCTGCTCGTTGGCAAACGCAATGCCTTGCGCAAACCCGTTTAAGGCCTCGATGACCGGGCCGGCAATCACAATCGAAAAACTTTGAAACCGGTTTTGCAGTTCGCCGATTTTGTCGTTTAACTCACCAGCCAGCCGCGCCTGTTCTGCCGTGACCGGGTTATGCTCCTGGCCTTTGTTGATAAGTTCTTGTATGCCATCAGCCCCCAGCATCAACAATGGGGCCATTTCGGCATAGGATTTACCAAGAGCCGCCGCACCCACGGCCGCGCGTTGTTGCGGGTCTTCGATGCTGCTGAATACGTCCGCAAGCTGTTTGAAGGCTTCCACCGGGTCATTAGCTGTAATGCCAAGTTTGGCGAAATCTTCCGCGTTTTTGCTGATGTTGATCGATAGCTTATTCGAGGCGGAAATAAACGATTCCATCGACGTGTCGCCGATTTTTACCGCATATTCAAGACCGGCCAGTTTTTCAATCGCAATGCCTGACCGGTCTGCCAGATCGTTCAGCGCATCAGCCGCATCGATGCCCGATTTAACAAACGCGGCAAAGCCAGACACTGACAACGCTACACCCATACCGGACAGCAGGCCATTGAGTTTTTGGCTTGAGCTTTCCAGGCCTTTCAACGCTGCATTGACCCGCCCCACGCTGTCCTCAGCCTGTTTGCTGTCGCTGCCTATCTTGATTTTAAGATTCATGTCAGCCATGGCGTTCTCGTTGCGTGTCGCGGATTAGTGTCAGGTGATAAATCAGTGTTTCAATGTCGTGTATGCCCAGCATTTCGGCTACCACGGGCAGCGCGGCCCAATCGATGCCGCCCATTACATTCCAGGCTTTGATAGCCAGTTGCAGCCAGTGCGGCTGCGGGTCTTTGCAACCGCCTGGCAGCTGGCTCAGTTCGAGCCAGTGTCGGGCTTTTTTATCGCGTCTTCCCGTTCTTGTTCGTGGGCTTTGTAAGCGGTCAGGATGCATTCAATCAGGGTGATAAACACCGCTGGCTGATCAGCTACCCATTCAATGAACAGGTCCGCGTCAAAATCCACCAGTTTGGGTGTGCCGCCGGGGATTAAATCCATTTCCCGCACATCCACCCAGCCGACCACAAAGCGTTTCAATATGTCGCGCTGGCTGATGCCTTTGCCGCGCATTTCGATCACTTCCAAGTCATCAGGCCGCCGAACAGTAAACTGCAAGCCGTTGGCAACTACCAACAGCTCGCGGGCTTTTTTGATTTTGTCGATCAGGATTTGACTCATGATTAACTTGGGTAAGCAGTTAATGAACCTTGCGCAGTGATCTTGACGCTTGTGGTCACCATGCCACCGGTTGAACCGCCGGGTTGTAACTGAGCACCGATATAGCCGTAAAACAACACCCGTTGACCGTTGCTAAACACGATCATGAAGGCTTTTTGGGCTTTGGTGTCCGAGGCTTGTTTGGCGGCAATCAAACCGGCGTCGGATACGTCCCAGATTGAATCGAAGGTGTATTCACTGGCAGAGGCCATACCAGGAATGCTGGACTTGGCTTTGTCGTGAATGGTGGTGGTGTCGATCGAATCAAATTCACCGCCGGAGCCGTTGACCGATGTCAATGTGGACAGCGTGGTACCAAAGGTCAGTTTTTGCGCAGAACCAGAGGTTAACGTACCGTAATTGGTGGTGTTTTCACCTTCAAGCACAAACGAATCGGTGGCAACGCTTTTAACGCGGAAAATACGCCCGTTCACTTCGGCCATGCCTTGGGCTTTGATCAAAACATAATCGCCGTTTGAATAGCCATGGGCCACCGCGCTGACGACGCCTTCTGCCGCTTTGGAAATAGCGGTAATGGTTTTTTCGGCAGCGATGGCGGATTCCATGAATACGTCTACGTCTGTCCAGGTTGAGATTTTGGCCATGGCTGTGTCCTATAAGTTGGTTAAATAATCGTGAGTGTTGTACAGGTCTATCCACACCAGATAGCGGTCGGTTTCCGTGAGTTCGCCGCTGGCATGTTCCAAAGGTTTTTCAGCGCCGGCGGGTTTAAAACCCAGCAGCGCATTCAGTTGTTGTTGGCGGATCGTCCGCAGGGTAGCCGCGTCGGCTGTGTTGAGCCGGTCGGTAAGGCTTTGGGTTTTGCGGACGGTGGTTTTCACCGCAATGCTCATCGCGTGCGATTGCAATACGCTGGAAATCACCGCATTCGGTTCTGAGGCATCGTTAGCCAGGTACACAAACGCCGCCGGTGCGCCAAACAGTTCATAAGCGGCGTCATTGTTTGCCACGGTTTCAAAGGCGCGGTTTTGCAACAACGTGCAATCGGTTTTTAGCTTGTCGACAATGGGGGTTAAATCCAGCAGGGTAATCATGAAAATTCTTTAGTATGAAAACTATTTAAAGCTTTAGTTAATGCATCAATCATTATTTGTGCATCTTCATTATTTAGACCGAGAAACGGCCTAGCTGGCAGGTTGATAGTCCACTTTTCTTTTGATCCCCTCATTACATGCAAAATATATCCAGCTTGGCCAATAGATAGATTTTGCATGATCCATTTCATGGTAGGTGTCTTGTAACCTTTGCCTTTTACCCTGGCTTTATAACCAGCTTGCAGAAGTGACCTGGCTTGTTGTTTTGTTGCGCTTTTTTTGTAATAAGCTAAGTTTTGACGGCTATCGTCTAAATTATGTGGTTCTTTTTCTTTATTGATGCGTCTTACTAATTTTTCTTTAGTAAAATTTTCACTAAATCCAAACTGTTGTTTAGCCGCAATACCACCTTCAACCGGGCTAGACC